ACCTGTAGCTACAGATGATAGTTTTAAACCAGTATTATGAACATGAGTAAGAACAATGTCACTGTCTGCTCCAAAATTTATAATAGCACCATCTGATCCCATAGTAAGATCATCACCAACAGTTATATCACCAGATATATCAACTCGTGTGCTTGCATCAATATCTACTATAGGAGCAACTATATCTATCTCACCATCAGAAACAATATCTAGTATATTATCATCACCAGAATTTATGTATATGTCAGAATTTCTAAACTGTATTTTAAATGCAGTATCAACCAATATATCTTCACCTAGCCCATCTATATATGCCTTACCATCAATAAAAATATTATCCCATTGGTTGCCTGTTTTACCTAAATCTAAACTACTTGCTGACGGATAAAATGAACTACCGTCTGATAAAAATTGTTGAGTAGGTCCTAGTTTTGTAATAGGTCCACCTTCACCTGCATCTCCGTTGTGGGTATGTCCACCTGTACCAAATGCAGATACTATGGCATCAAACTCACCATCTATATCAGCAGCATTAATTACGTTACCGTCTGCTATATTGTTAGAACTATCATTTCTAGTTGCGTAACCTGTACCCATTATCTTCTCCCATATTGACCATACTCTAATGATACAGCATCAAATGAGTATGGGGGGTTGCTTGATTCTGAATTAAATTGTAAAGACACGATGTATCCTGACCCTTTTGTTTGTTGTGTAAATACAGATTTCAAAGTAGCACCACTGTACTTTGCTGTACCATATGTACTATTTGAATCTCCATATAAAAATGTTCCTGTTGTTCCTGCAGTGTTGGCTATGTTAATTGTATTAGGTTCAACAATGCCAGTTTCTGATAAATCAAATTTTAAATTAAAGTCTACGTTTAATGATCCTTGAGGATCTGTATATATTATAGCCCTATAAATTGTTTTACGCAAGCGTGGATCTGAAATAGGGAAGTACGGAGTAGAAAAATTAGCTATAATATCTGTGCCATCAAAATCGTTTCCTGACTCCATTTTGTAGATGTAACCATCTGTGTGACCAAATACGATTAATTCAATGCCCTGTCGTAAACTAGAGTGTGAAACTTTAGCTTGTATGCCAGATGTTTCAGCCCAATTAAATTGCACACCTCCCTGTCCTAATATCTGTGTACCAATAAATCCTTTTGCTGATTGAGTTGTAATACTATTAGAAAAACCAAATATTCTATATTGTGTTTTTGATCCTATAGTAACGCTAGAAAATGATGTATGTGATTGAACAAAATCTTCTATCTTACTTTGTATAACTTTTGATATAGATAGTAAATTAAAGTCGCCAACTTTTTCTGTGCCTGATATAGTTCTTAAACCATCTTGTGCAAGAAATACAACATCACCTGCAACTTCTTGTACTGTATCCCCTTCTACACATCCTATGTCACTAGCGATAGGACTTAATTGAAAATCTGCTGCACTTGACCCTACAAGTCTAAATATTTTATTTTCACAAAAGATAACCAATTGATCACGAAATGATATAAGACTTGTAATTGTGCCACCAACACGAATTGTTCCTGCACCATTAGCAGGACTAAAATCATCGTCTTCATAAGGTGCAGAAAATACAAGTTTATCTCCATTGCCAATCATTACATGATTTTTAAATATAGCAACGTGTTCTGCACCATCAATATCAGATGTGCCATTAGAACTTGTTAGTTTGGATAAACTTCCTGCTGTTGTTCCTTTTAATAACAATGGGTAGCCTTTGCCATCTACAATAATAAGATCTTCATCACCATCAAAATTATAATTTACAAATCTAACACTTGTTGCGTTTGTTCCTAATTCTATACTTGTAGATAAATCAACATGTGATCCACTTCCTGATGCTACTAAGTATAAATGAGGATCACCAGAACTTTGTGCTCTTGCAACAACAACCTGTCCTCTATGTTGCACAACACCTAATAAAGCACCAGTGCCTGTTACAGCATTACTATTAAATTTTGTAAATCCTTCTATACGTCTATAGCCACCATCAATTGATGGTTCAAAATTACTTAACACCCTTGCTGATCCGGGGGCAGCTATTCCATGCTGTAAAGGAGATAGATTGTCAATTAATCCACCTTTAAATTCAATAGGATATGTCTGCAACCGATCTGGCATTACACAGCCCTTATATAAATGTTTTCGTTAATTAATACTTTTCTCATATAATCCATACCATCTTTAAATTTTTTAAATGATATTTGTGCTGACTCTATATTATCTCTAAACATATATGTATGATACATAGCTCCATCTACAATTACATACTTAAATCTTTCTGGCACTCTAGAAACATCATTGTGTAATTCTAAATCTTCAGTGTATTTAAAGTATTCAAAAGTAACTTTGTATGCTTTATCAGGTAACGGAACAATGCCAAATTCTTCATTTTGACCCCTAAAGACTCTTTCTGGTACACCACCTTTGGTTGCATCTGTTTCATCTTCTTGATCTACGTATTTATCTAAGTATTCACTGTAAGTTATATGGTCTAATTTTTTTGCTTCGCCAACACCTAGTGATGTATCTCTACGTATCCTAAAACTTTTAAAATCTATAAACTTTGCTTCTGCTGGAAACACATAACGTGAACGACCTGCTATTAGTACTTGTGAAATTTCAGTATGATTATAGGGCCAGTAATCATGATAAAATCCTATATCTCTTATGGATGCATTAACAGAATCTTTTATCTGAGCGTAAAACCCTGAAGCCGAAGCAAAATTACTAGATGTAAGTTCTTCTTCATTTAAACGTTTACACACAACATTTACAATATCTAAAAAATTATATGCCATTATACTCTTTCCTTAACACTAAGATGTACAACCCTTTTTGTAACAATCGCTGCATTTGTTTGTGTTGAACTTGTTGTGGTTATCTCACATACAAATCTGTATTCTTTGTTTGCAACACCACCACTAAGTACAAGTGTTGCTGTTGTAGTAGTGTTTACAATGTTCTCAACAGTTATACCTAATGCTGTTGCAACAACTGCTCCTGTTTCATCAAACGCACTGCCAGCACTTAATGCACTGCTTTCTGTTGTTCCTGAAATCATCTTCCATTGAACACTCGCTATTGTTACTGGATTACCAAAATTATCTAAGAATCGTGACCAATCGACTGTAAAATCTAATCTTTCGTCAGGATCTTTATTGGGCCATTGTAATGCCATTACGCTGCTACCTTTACATTTCTAAATTCATCTTGTGGAACACTAGCCTGTCGTAACATTTGAAACTCTACTCTTGCTATTCGTGTTTCTTCAAACGGTACTTTAGCTACTCTATTTTTTGAAAACAATGCAGGATCAAAGAAAAATACCTTACTTGCTGTTACTGTTGCTGTTGCATCTCCTGCAAATGATGCACTAGCTGGTCTATCTCTAGTTACTGTTATTGAATTAACTGTGGCATCTCCAACAACATTTGCAGTAACTGGTCTAGATCTAGTAGCCGATCCTGTTGCTGTTGCATCACCAGTAAGTGTTACGATGATTGCAGATGTTCCAGTAAATACTGTAGCACTACCTGTACACGATGCATCTCCACTTACACTAGCACTGACTCTAGCTGTTACACTAGCTGATCCAGATACTGATGCATCACCAGATACACTTGCCGATATAGTCGTTGCAAATGTGCCTGATAACGATTTTTCTGATAGTGAAAATACACCTAACATAATTATTCCTTATGGTGTTGATGCTTCATCTCTAGCTTTTCTGTCTTTATAATCAGAACGGCTAGTTACTAATGTTACAAAGTCTACTTTGTTAGATGGTATGCTGTCTGTAAAGCTAGTGTCGTTCATAAGTTTTGTAGTCCACTCTTGTTGCATACGTTTCCAACAATTATTGATTTTGCCAGTCATTGCAGCCTGTACCCAAGCATCAATGTCTAGCAAATCATTCTTTAATACTGTTTGGTCAGTATCGTCTACTTCTATTGTTAAAGTTAATTTTGCCATATTTTTCTCCTTTTTTTCAACTAAATACCCACCAAAGAAACTGCCTGTATAAATATCTGTTTGTTGCGTTCCACCTTGACATTGAACTGTAAGATGTGCAGTATCTCCAGCATCCATATCAGCTAAAACAGATAGAGTACAACAGAATGGATTTTCAGAAAAGTCAGCAGAGAAATCTGCAGCGTTATCTATTGTGAACAAATAATTTCTATTACTCGTAATAATATTAGCACCAGAAAATGTATGCCCTGAATCTAATTGTTGTAAACCAACAAGCATACTTAATTGATATTTACCTGTTACAGGA